GCAACCCTTAATTTTGCGCTATACGACCCCGAAGATGTTGTACCAATTAGCAGATCCCCATCAGATCGAAATACCGCTTTCTGAGAATTGTTTATGTAAAAAGCCATAGAATTATTAAAATTGTTATACTGTATCCGCCCAGCGTCATCGTCGGCGACATCCCCAAAATGCAACTCTGCCGTGTAATTATTTGTCGCTTTTAAGTTTAAAATAGATGAAGCGCTACTGCCCTCCGGTGTTACGACTACACTAGCAGCGGTTACTGTAGTAGTACCATCTATCTTTGCCCCTGTTATTGCGTCATCAGCTATCTTTGCTGTAGTTACGTTTGCATCAGCTATCTTAGTAGTAGTCACCGCGTTAGTCTGTAGAGATGTCGCCGAAACAGAAGCCGTGTTCATGTTAGTTGCGGATATTGTGTTGTGCGCTATTTTGTCGCCTGTTACTGCGTCATCAGCTATCCTTGCTGTAACTACAGCACCGTCTGCAATAGTTAAAGCTGTAGCTCCTGTAACTTCTCCTGTATGAGTAGCGTTAGTTACTTTAGCTGAGTTGGCTGAAATAGCAGCGTTTATTGAGTTTGCAAGTTTTGCATCTGTTACTGCGTCGTCAGCTATTTGTGCTGTGACTATCTCACCCGTCAAAGAACCTGCAGGGTATGCAGTAGCATCACTTAGATCAAATGCAGGAGTTGCGTCTGATGCGCCCAGTGCCAACTGTACACCACCATAAGAGACAGTGGAATTAGATAGTTTTGCATTTGCTATACTCCCTGCTAATTGGGCATTAGTAATAGTACCACTTAGACTAGAGGTTGGGTAGTTTGTTGCGTCACTTAAATCAAAAGCAGGAGTAGCATCAGAGCCACCTAGTGATAACGTAACACCACCAAAAGATACTGTAGAGTTCTCTAACTTACTATTAGGGATGCTACCATCAATTATGTCACTGGTATCATACTGCAAAGCCTGACTGAGCGCTTCATCTATGTTTTGAAAGTAAAACCTAAGTGTAGCATCTCGTTGGTGAGTTAGCGCCTGACTATATTCTGCCGGTGGGTTTGGTAGTACAGGAGCATGAAAATTTCTAGCAGTATTACGTATTTTAGTAGCCACTATTTAGCGCCTCGTCTACCATCCGGACGCATATTTATTCTAGGTGTTCCCAACTGCCACCTTGTTCCCAAAGAGTCAGAAGCCACTTTAAGCGCCATCTCTCTACCACGCATACGTATATTCACTATATCTGTATAGTTATCAATCTCAGTTGATACTTGTACTTCTCGCTCACTACCACCACCCACAGAAGCATGGTCTAAAGAACCCGGCTCGTTACCCGCAAGTACAGTAAAATCAACGCTGGGTGCATTTGAATCAGAACCTACAAAAGACATGTCTGGTATCAGCTTGTCCACAAATGTAAAGCTACTTCCGGCTTCTATACCAAATCGTCCAGATGTTATGTACGAGTTAAGAGCTATGTTAGTAGCGCCTTGCCCATCATCGTTGCCATTTTCATGTTCTACTAAATTATATGTGTTCGTAGCAGCTAAAGGGAAATCGTTTATAGGAGAGTCTAACCAAGCACTACGATCCATAGTCCCAACATACCAAATGTCTTCTAAGTAGTTATATACTACATACTTATCGGGGGCTACTCTGAATTGATTGTCCTTAGATACATAGAACCACCATATCTCATGGTATTCTTCTAATGTACCAGCAAATGTCTGTGCATACTGTCCTTTATCCAAATCATCAAATATGAATTTCCGTACGTCGCATCTTAGAGGTTGGACAGTTCCATCGTATTTGTAAAATTTCTCTTTCCCCATCCAATATGCGACTCCGTTGGCGTATGCAACGGCCTTCGACGAAGCTACTGACATGTTTGACCCAACCAACGTAGAACTCCATACCACTGGAGCACCAACATACTGCAGCGAATACAACGCAGCATCGGTGAAAACCAATATTTCTTGTCGTGACTGAATTGCAGTTACGATTTCTGTGCCTTGTGATAACTGCAAGTCTCCTGCTTGGTTAGTTGAACGAGGTCGCCAGTCAAACATATCTTCTTGATCTGACCAACGTAATAACAACGGGTTTTGTGTTTCTGTAGCATCTCCAAACGCGTTACAACCAAAACAAAATACAAATCTACTAGCATCGGATACTAATAACCCATCTTGTACTACAGGAACCTCAGCCGATAATTCATATTGCGCAGTAACACTTGCGCCCCCACCAGAAGTCGTAGTGCTTGCAGGTTCAGCATCAGCTAGATTTAAAGTATACGTATTAGCTGCAGAATCTACCGTAGCAATTTTATGCCTTGCGTTTATTACTCCCGCAGTAATATTAAATATCGCCGCAGACCCCGCTAAAGTTACATGCTGACCAACTTCATATACTCTTTGTAAAGTAGCATCTTTTACAGTTATAGTTTTAGAGTCTGAGGATATTGATATAGGGTTAGTATTAAAGTTAAAAGTAAACCCCGGGCCTCCAGAATCACTTATAGGGTTTGCGCTTATATTAATAACCGTTTTGTTAGCGCTTACCGATAGAACTGTTGTATTATCAGCTAGCCTACCTGCTGTGGTACATGTAACTATGTCCCCGGGGTTAATTAGTGCCCCAACAGCCGCATCTACGCTAGTTATATAGTCAAAACTTGTATTTATGTTTCCTGTTGACGTTTGGCTTAAACTAACAGCGCCACCATTAAGTACATTCTTTACTGCTATTGCTCTAGTGCCTATGCCTGCACTTGTGTCCCAGTAGTATAACTCACCACCACGAGGGCCCATAATTAAGTCTTCACCAAAGTTAGCTTGGTTCCACACACGTAGCTCTTCTGCACCATTAGCACTACCGTTCCACTCGCCCGAACCAAAAGTACTTGACTCCCAACCAACTATAGGTATCTGAAAGTCAGGGCCTACGTTTATTTGATATGCTACAGTAAAAGCACCGCCACCCCCACTAGTAGGAGTGCTTGTGGCTGCAGCTGCAGCCGTTACAGAAAATAACTTGGTACCATCAAAAGTTAACGTGCCGTTTGTTACACTTCCACCCGTTGTAGAAGCACTTAACTCAAATGTTCCGGGGGAGGTTACTTGCTTTACAAACGCACCCTCGGGAATGCCGGTACCACTTACAGGTAGTCCTGCAACAATATTAGCGTTTGTGTCGTGACTAATCGTTGGATCATTATTATAATCACAGGTTGAATCTGTAAACGAACTACCTACATCCGTTATAACGTGTTCTTTGTTTAGGTTGCCTGTAGATATACCACCAACAGCGTCACTACCGGCAATTGTAATGTAACTACCTACAGTGAAACCCCCACTTACGTCTTGCACTCTTACGGTAGTAGAACCACTAGTAACAAATATTTTATCCGTCAAAGACACAGTAGTACGTAAAGGTGTTACATCATAGTAGTCTTGTCCTTCTTCTATCATAAACTTAACATTAGTGCCAAGCCCTGTATACCTTACAAACGCAAGACTAATCCACTGATGCAAAGACCTACAAACACCTGTAAACGTATTAGTACCATGCCTAGTCCAACCACCTATCTTCTCAGGATAACCCTGACGAAAGCGTACCTTATCGCAGTCGTTCCAGCCCGCTTCGTTGGAATACTTAGTTATTTCTTTATTTATTCCGGGGTTAAACTGAAGTTTATTTAGTGGCATATTAGTATTTCCAAGCTACTGGGGTAGTCTCTCGCGTGTCTACGTGTACAAAACCTTTGGCAACACCAATACCATTGAAACCCATGATAGAAGCATTACGTATAATAGCCATACGTTGTGCCCCACCAACTACCTTTATGTCAGCAGCAATGCCCCGCGCATGTGTTCCTGCAGGTTTGCCACTAAAGATTTTTGCCGCTTCAATGCTATGGTTAGGCGATCTGTACCCACTAGTTACAATAAACGGAAACCCACACACCTCTCGCAGTGCATCAAGTTTCTGTAAGAAGTCAGGACACATCTCATTCTCACCCGTTTCCTGACAATTAAAATCTTCTACCTTAAAATACTTTAGACTCATTTCTTTAGACTCATTAATTTAGATACACCTTTAATACCAAAGCTAGAACTTATTGCAATAAACAATAGATATTGGTACCACTCAGGCAAACCAGATAACGCTACAAAACCTTGCTCTACGCGATCTATAACAGTTAAATCATTTACCACTATAGCGTATCCTACCATAAACACGGGCAGCGCTAATACAACCGTCCAAAATTCGTCTTTCCAGCTATGGGCAGAGGCATCAGCCATCTTAGATTCCCATTCGCCGTCATTCTCGATTACTTTGATTTTAGCCTTGTGTTTGGCTTGTTTTTCTTCTGCTTTATTTTTTAAGTAGCCACCAGCTATATTAGCTATAGGGCCTATTAGATGTTGTAACATACGTACCTCACTTTAATGGGTTGTATACTTCGTCCATACCATCCCATAAATCTTGTATTTCCCGTTTTAAGACCTTTATCTCACCTTCAAAGCCTTCTACATCTTTGACAACCAACTCTGCTTTCTTAACAACAGTTTGCATTTCTGTTACTGACTTCTGTACATCAGTAACTTGTTGTTGTATAAGTAGCAAACCTGACTGTTGATCTTTAATAACTACTAAGTTAGTACCTAGTTCCGCTAGTTTACCTTGTAATTTAGATACATCGTTAGCAGTTAGTTCTTGCTCAATAAGTAATATTTTTTCTTCTAGCGGTACAATATCAGGTACTTGTATCGCTTCAACAGCTTCTAACCGTGAGTATAGGCTACTAGCCGTCCATACACCACCACCAATAGTAGAACCAATAGCTAATACTACTGCAATCCAAGCGCCTTTAAACGTCTGACCACCAATCTTTAGCTCGCTGTCCTCAATACTCACTACAGTCTCCTTGAGACATAAAACAGTTGTAACCTTGTGCAGTAGGCCCAGTTAGGTAGTACTCAGACTGCCCACCCACAGTTAGTATATCCGCTTCAGTAGCATATAAGTCTAAGCCATAGTTCTGCCCGTTAAGGTAAACTGCAGTTGCATTGCTTGTGCCTGCCCAACTCATTTTTACCCACTGGTTGTTGGATGAGTAGGTTAAATTGGCTTGCTCTGCTGTAGTATTATTGTTCTCAGCACCCTGCTCTAAGAAATCTACCGCCTCTTGGTTTTCGGCAACGGCAATGAACGCACTAGCTTGGTTAGCATGCGTCTCAATGTCATCTATAGACTGGTTATAGGTCTCTACTTCTTCTTGACTGATAGTCAACACTTCTTGGTTAGCAGCTACAAACTCTTGTACTTCTGCTTCTTCATCTGGAGTAGATGCTGCTTCCGCCATTTCTGCTACTTCTACAACTTGTACCATCTCAACAACTACTTCGGTAAATGTATCAATAGCGTTATCCATAAGCTCTAGTTCTTGCGTAGCACGCTCATTAAGTACATCTTGCACAGACCCATAAGGTAAATATGTACTCATACCCGATAAAGCCATGTTATATGCTTGAATCTGCTCAGTAGTTATGTGAGCACTGCCCGAAACAGTACCATCAGACATGCTATGCCCATGGTAAGAGTATTCTTGTGCAGCACCTACTAGTTTAATACCCCTGTCAATTTGATCTACAATAGCAGATGAGGTGTCAATTAAGTTGTCCAACTCACTGGAGTGAGCTACGGAACCTAGCACTAATAGAGGTAATATCGTCATCATCTTCTTCATAGTCAACGCTCTCTCCAATTTTTAAAATTGTATTATACCAATCTTTGGTCTTTTTGTTGTAGTCAGGAATGTAAGTTTCTGGATTTTGTTTCATTATCAAGAAAGCCCTTTTACCTACTACAAGTTTACCATTAGATAGTATAGGACAGGGAGTTCCCGATACAAACATACTTTTCCATACATCAACTGACTGACACATTCTAGCTACAGCAGCTACTTTCATACCTAGATCTGATAGTAATTTACTGTCTCTACGTCTATCACAATTAGGATCAACTTCATACGTACCACTAGATAATCCAACGCCTACCGTCTGTAACGACCCGCCTGACCCTTTTAAACACGTATCCATACCATTAGACATATAACTAGGGCTTATAGCGCTACCTACAGGCATTTCACTACTAGACCCTGCACCATTATAGGTGTTACTAACAGACTTATCTTCCGTAGTATTATTACTCGACACCGTACTATTTTCACCATTATAGGTGTTTAAGCTACCATCCTGCGCATTATCAGCAAGAACATTAAACGCGAACAACCATAAAAAGCTGAACTTAAATAAGTTTTTGACCAATTACGTCCAACCCCAAAATTAGTGGGTAAAGAAGCCATAATAGACGTTCTATACTCTTAAATTTGTTCATACCTTGATCTAAACGCTTATCAACTGTATTTAGTTGGTACTGTATGTGCTCCATACGCAACGCACATTCCTTCTCGTGAGATTCTATCCTGTATAGGGCTTCTTTATTCTCGTCCATTAGGTAGGTCTCGTTATGTTTGTTTGGTCTACTTGTAGTATATTAAATGTATATTGCCCAACCCCAGTGCTAATTCCTGCAGCAACTTGCACTCGCATTTCAACGTCACCTACTCCGCCAGAGTCTTTTACTAGTTTTAATTTAGGTAATACGTGTGTTTTCTGCGTTGTAAGTGCGGCTCCACTAGAGTTTATAGGGAGTATTTCAGATATATTAAAAGTATAGTTTAAACCTTCAGTAGAATTGTCTGGAGTGTATGGTATAGCCGTAACCCAAGTACCTACGCTCTCAAAGCCTGAAGAGCTTACGTAGACTGTGCCGCCTGTACCACTAAACAAACCTGCACTAGAAGCGCCATTATCATACACAATAGTAGTTCTATTTGTAGCGTCATCCCAAGTAGCGCTTTGAATTTTCTTTTTACTAGCGCCATCAGCAGCATCATCTAAATAACTAAAGGCATCTATAGAATTTGTGTAGTCACCTGATACTGCTATACTATACCAATATGAACTACTACCCCCTAATTTAGAGTCTGCTACAGTGACTGCACCAATGCTTGTACCCGTCGCGCCCGTTGATTTTCTTTGTACACGTATAACTATGGAAGTTGAAACAGGATTACTATGCGTGCCCGAATTAGCGGCTGTCCCAGTTATGGTTAAATCTAATTCATGTACTACTGAAGCAGCCGTAGAATGTAAATCAAATGTAGCTACTGTAGTTGTTTCACCTTCTCCTATAGCTATAGTTGGTGGTTGAGTGCCCGCAGACGAACCACTAATACTGCTCCACGGATAGAATCTTTCTGATCTACGTAAACTACCGGTAGCATCTACATACGCTTTAATAGATTGTTGTGTGGCTAGCTTTGTAGCACTATTAGAAGACATGGTAGCATCATTAGCAATCTCAGTAACTGTGGAACCTGAAGCAAGCACTAGGCTATCCGATTGCATAGCAGCAGCTACTAGGTTATTACTGTATGTATCTTGCTCTACTACATTTGTACCATCACATACAACATTTACTTGGTTGCCAGTCTTTACAGCTATTCCTGTGCCGGTAGCAGTTTTTGCAGTAATTGTCTGGCCTGTAGTATTAATAACTGCGTATAGTTTTGTAACAGGGGGTACTATTACTGTACCCGCACCTGAAAGCGCTGTACCTGTATCAGTCAACTTTAATATCGCACAACGCGCTTCAGAGCTAGACCCATTAGCCGTTGTTAGATTGTGAGTATTGGTAGCATCGGCCCAAGTATTAATAGTAGCCAAACCAACTACGGCTTGCTCAATCATGTCGGTAAGTTCATTATTTACTACATTACCCCAACCAGTATCACCTGAAGCTGGCTTACCTAGTTTTAAATTAGATGTATAAGTTGTACTCATTATGTAATCCTTATCAATGCTGTAGTAGACGTATCAGCAGGCATAGCCACCGTAAACGTACTGTTATTACTTGTTTTGTTATCACCAAAGTCTAATGTCATAACCGCTTTGTTACCTGCGCTAGTATTATATATTAACGCGCCACGAGCAGTAAAACTACTACTTGCCCAAGTAGCATTAGAAAAATTAACAAATCCTACACCGTCACCACTAGA